ATCTGGCTGTCTCTCGGAAGAATGGATCAGATTCTGGTGGAAACGGCTCGACGCCGATCGAAGTCGCGTCATCCGAGCCAACGCCGCCCAGACTGAAAACAGCGTCTTGGGGTGACAAGAGTTTCGGCCCTCAAGTAGCCGCCTGGGCGCAGCTCAACATGGGCATCGACATGTTCCCGTGGCAGATCGAAGCGATCAACGGGATGCTCGAGGTCGACGACAAGTGGCGGCTACGTCACCGCTTCGCTTTGGTATCCGTTGGAAGACAGAACGGCAAGACGAAGGGCCTGCTGGCCCCGCTGATCGGCTGGTGGCTCACGCATTACGCGGCCCAACGCGGCGAACCGCAAAACGTCATGTCCACCGCGCACAAGCTCGACGTCGCCGAAGACGTCGCCAACGTCCTGTTCCCAATCCTCGAGGAAAAGTTCGGCTTCCAGACATACCGGTCATTCGGCCGCAAAGAAGCGTTCCACGAAGGCGGATCCCGCTGGCGCGTCGTGAGCTCAGGCGAGTCAGCCGGCCACGGAACATCGAACGATCTGGTCGTCGTCGACGAGATCTGGAACGTCAAACCCGAAGTGATCGAAGGCGGACTGCTCCCAACCCAGACAGCCAGACCGGCACCGTTCGCATTCTTCACTTCAACAGCCGGCTCAGAAGACTCAAAGTTCTTTATCCGTTGGCGTGAGCGCGGAATGCAACAGATCGAAGCCGGCGAGCCAGGCCGTCTGTACATGGCCGAATGGTCACCGCCGGCGAACGTCGATCCGACCGAGCGCCGCTGGTGGTCCTGGGCGAATCCGTCGCTCGGCTACACGATCACCGAACAGGAGCTTGCTGACAAACTCGAAGCGCTCGATCGCGGCGAGTTCGTCCGGCACCACTGCAACATGTGGACCTCGAGCATCGGCTCCTGGCTTCCTCACGGCGCCTGGGAAGCGCTCCAAGTCGACGACCCAATGCCAGCCGGCGGCATTCTCGCCGTGGACTCAAACGCGACCGATATGCGTTACGTCGGTGTTCGTGTCGCGCTCCGCGAAGACGGCCGATACCAGGCTGACACCGAGTTCGCCGTCGAAACCCAAGACGAGATGTGGGCCGCAATCACCGAGTCGATGAAAGACCGATCTGTCGAGCTTGCGCTCACGCCTGGACTCGCCACAATGTGTCCGCTTGATCTGAGCCGACGAATGACGATCTGGGGATACCAAGAAATCAACCGCTACACCGCCATCGTCAAAGGCATGATCCTCGAGGGCCGGATGGCGCACAACGGAAAAATGACGCTGACCGAACAAGTCAACCGTGCCGTCGCAGGCCGAACTCAAGCCTCGATCACGTTGACAAGCCAAAAGTCGCCAGGACCGATTGAACAATGTCGCTGTATGGTCGCCGCCGCCGGTATGGCCGCGAAACCACAGTCGAACATTCGGAAGCCTATGATCGGAAGTTCCCGCTAGATATCCACAGGCTTGTGGTAGCCTTCGCACCGTGGGTCTTTTCCGCACAAAGCCGGCGCCTGCATTCGGAGCCTCCACCGTCAATGCCGCAGCTGGCGGTGCCGGAAGGCCCGGCGCGCTGCAGACCTATGCTGTCGGGGCTGGTACGCAGCGCGCCTTGTCTATTCCGACGATCTCGCGTGCTCGCGATCTCATCGTGTCGATGGTCGCAGCTCTCGACTTCAGGACGTACGTCCTCGAGTGGGACGAAGCCGCCGAGGAGTACGTCCGCCGGTATGTGCCAGGCGAATCGTGGATGACTCAGCCAGATCCGAGCTGCACCCGCAACTTCATCATCGCCAACACGGTTCAAGATCTGATCTTGCACGGCCGCGCGTTCTGGTACGTCACGACCCGCTACTCGACCGGCTTCCCCGCGTCGTTCGTTTGGCTACCTCACGACAACGTCACAACCGGCGACCAGATGGGGCCAGAATGGTTCGGCCCATCCAACGACATCGAGTTCAACGGCGTCAGCGTCCCCACCGAGAACGTCGTCCAGTTCCTGTCACCCGTCAACGGCCTTCTCTGGCAAGGCGCCCGCGCAATCGACATCGCCTACCGCCTCGACGAAGCCGCCAAACGCTTCGCATCCAACGAGATCACCGCCGGCTATCTTCAGCAGAAAGACGGCGAGCCGATGTCCGGCGAGGAGCTGTCAGATTTGTCCGCGGCTTGGGCCGAGGCCCGCCAACACAAAGCGATCGGTGCGCTCAACCAGCATGTCGAATGGCGCGAGTTCGACTCGACGCCCGACAAACTGCAGCTCGTCCAAGGCCGCGAACACGCCGCCAAAGAGCTCACCCGCGTCGCAAACATCCCGCCCTATCTTGTCGGCGTTGAGGTCGGTGGCTACACCTACATGAACGCCAACCAAGCGCGCCAAGACCTCTATCTGTTCGGCGCCAAGCCCTACATCGACTGTATCGAAGAAACATTGTCGATGAACAACATCATCGCCCGTGGTAAACATGTCGAAATGAACGTCGACGCCTACCTGGCCGAAGCCGAAATCATGAACCAGGAGCCAGCCGTATGATCCGAATGATCGCAGACAGCGTCACCCTTGACGCCGCCGCCGGCGACGAAAAGCCGCGCACCATCTCAGGCATCGCCGTCCCGTACAACGTCGAAGCAACTGTGCTCGGCGGAAGCCGCGTCCGCATCCTCCAAGGAGCACTTCCGACCGACGGCCCCGCGCCACGTCTCCTTGAGGACCACGACACCGGTCGCATCGTCGGCAAAGTCACCGCCCGCGAAGACACACCCGACGGAATGCTGTTCGAGGCGCAGATCGCCAAGACGCAGGCCGGCGATGATCTCGTCGAGCTGCTCAAAATGGGCGCGCTCGACAGCGTGTCGGTTGGCATTGAAGCCACCGACTACGAAATGGACGGCCGCACGATGGTCGTCAAAGCAGCCAACTGGGAAGAACTGAGCGTCGTCTACAAGCCGGCGTTCGCAGGCGCCCAGATCACCAAGATCGCCGCCGCGGAAGCGGAGGCCACCCCCGACAACCCCGAAACCCCAACCGAACAGGAGAACCAAGTGTCCGAGGACATCAAGCCCGAGGTCGTCGAGGCCGCCGTTGAGGCGCCCCAGCCGACCGCCCCCATCTACGCCGCCGCCAAGAAGGAGTTCAAGCTCCCGTCCGCTTCCGAGTGGATCGCCGCCGCCCTCGAGGGCGGACATCGCTGGCACCAGATGAACGAGAACATCCGCGCCGCCGCGCCCGACGTCACCACGACCTCGAACGACGGCGTCCTGCCGGAGCCGATCGTCGGTCCCGTCTACAACAACTACCTCGGCGACCGCCCCGTCGTCGATGCCTTCGGCGCCAAGGCCATGCCTGGCACCGGCAAGGTGTTCATCCGCCCGTCGGTGTCGACCCACACGTCGATGGCCGCGCAGAGCTCCGAGCTCGCCACGCTTCAGGCCGGCGAGTTCCAGGTTCAGGAGAACCAGGTCACCAAGTCGAGCTACGGCGGCTACGTCACCGTGTCCGAGCAGGTTTCGGACTGGTCCAGCCCCGAGATCATCGACCTGATCCTTCAGGACATGGGCCGCGTGTACGCCGACACCGTGGACAACGTCGCCGCTGACGCCCTCGTCGCCGGCGCCACCACGACCGGCAACTTCACCGCCGCCAACAAGGGCGACGCCACCGAGTGGCTGGGATGGCTCTACGCCAACGCCGCGTACATCCTTGAGAACGCCGGCAACGGCGGTCACCTGCCGACCCACATGTTCGTTTCGGCGGGCAACTGGGAAGCGCTCGGCAAGCTCGAGGACGGCTCCGGTCGCCCGCTGTTCCCGCAGGTCGGCCCGATGAACGCCTTCGGCACCACCTCGCCTGGCACCTCGAACTTCGTTGCCTTCGGCCTTCAGGTTGTTGTCGACACGAACTTCGCCAACGCCGGCAACGGCACGCTGATCCTCGGCGACACCACCGGCTTCGAGATTTTCGAGCAGACCAAGGGATTCCTCCGTGTTCAGGACGCCACCGTCCGCGGCACGAACATCTCCTGGCTCGCGTACTTCGCGACGCTCATGCTCGACTCCGGCCGGTACGTCAAGGCCAACTTCGTCTGATCCTCCCCCTGAGATACCTGCACCATGGCTAGCTACACGATCACGCATCTCACGCGGGTCGATAACTATGCCGTGGTGCAGGTGCTCGAGGACACAGAAATCGAGGTCGGCCAAGAGATCGTCATCTCATCGGCCTCCGACGCCACGTTCGACGGCACCCACACCGTCATCAGCACCGAGCCCTACGAGCTCATCGACATCACCGACGAAGGCGACCTCGTTTTCGACTGGGATGTCTACTACCCGAATCAAGCCATCTTTATCGACGCTGGCGACGACGTCGAGCGCGACACCGCGACCGGCACCGTCACCTACACCACGACGTGCAGCTGGATCGACGCCGACGACATCACCGAATGGCTCGGCGTCGAATCAGCAACCGCGAACGACACCGCGTTCATTGCGACCTGTGTCGCCGCCGCGAACGCTTGGTGTTACCGGCGTCGAGCATCGGCCGGCTACTTCGACAGCCTGTCAACCGTCCCAGACGGCTCCGTCAAGCTCGGGACCGTCATGTACGGCGCCACGCTGTACCGTGAAAGAGGCTCAGTCGACGGGTACGCCTCGTTCGACGCGATGGGAACCACACAGCCGATCGCGTCCTACGGCCGCATTCTGCAGCTCCTCGGCGTCGGTAGACCGCAGGTGGGCTGATGCCTGCCTCCGGAATCTTCATCAGCGCGATCGCCCAGATCAAAGCCGCTGTCACCGCGCTCGGCTACAAGCCGGTCACCGACCCGCGGAACGCCCGCCCGCTCACCGTCTTCATCGAGATGCCGACGTTCAGCGGATTCAACACAAACATCGCCGACATGACGTTCACGCTCCGTGTCCTCGCGCCGCCACCTGGCAACCAAGACGCGACGAACTGGATCTTGACCGCCGTCGACGCCATTCATGAGAGCGACGACATCGCCGTGACCGCCGGCACGCCGTCCATCGCCCTCATCGGTGAGCAACAGCTCCCCGCCTATGATCTAACCGTCCGGCTAGCAACAAGAAGGAACTGACCCAATGGCAACCACCGTTGTTCTCAACCAGGCCACCCTGACCGTCGACTCCGTCGACTTCAGCGACCAGGTCTCCACCATCACCGTCACCGAGAGCTACGAAGCGCTCGAGTCGACCGCGTTCGGCGACACCGCCCGCAAGTTCGTCAAGGGACTCGGCAACCACGAGATCTCCGCCACCCTGATGATCGCCTACGGCACCAGCGAGGTCGAGGAGAAGTTCAACAGCCTCGCCGGCACCACGTTCGACGTCGTCGTCACCCCGACGACCTCGGCGACGCCTGGCGTGTCGAACCCCGAGTACACGCTGACCGGCTGCTACCTCGAGTCCGTCACCCCCGTCAACGGCGGTGTCGGCGAGCTGCCGACGATGGACGTCACCTTCCGCGGCGGCGCTCTCACCCGCGCCACCAGCTGATCTAGTTCATTCCCAACTGAAGGAGCCCCGACATGAACCTCACGATCCGCATCGACCTCGGCGACGG